CGACGACCAAAGTCCCCCAGGTTTCCCTGGGGTTCTTCATCGTCGGACCGACCTGCGACATCCATGCGGTTGGATCGCTTCTTGCGATGCAACCCAACGGTCCTCTTTCTAGAGGGCATGCCTACAACACTTACTCCGAGGCCAGGTGGAATTCTATCCCTTGGGACGAATACCACCGGCCCGGCACACAACTCCTTCAGGCGGTCGGCAACGACCGCCTCGTCCACATTAGCAAGTGGCTTTCCTCGTCCGGTGACGCGCGAGGAAACCTCCCCAACCGTTTTCTTGAACTCCTTGGCAAAGCGGAAGAACTTCTTGCAGTAGGGTCTACCCTGCGAGAAGCCCGCGATGCCGAGGGCAGGAGCCCAAACGGAGGCAAGTCGGAGGAGAGCGTCATCCACCGTGGTCGTGAGGTGGTCCGGAAGAACGGTAGCAAGCTTGTCATTCAAGCTACCTTCTTCCGGGCTCTCCCACAGTGGTTTCTGCTCAACCTCCGCCTCAGCCTCCGCAAGGGCGTCGGAGAGGAGGTCTCCCGCAACCCCACAAGTCCTCCAGAGGTTGGCGACCCGTCGGATCGCCGCGGTATCCTCGTGCGTAAGCACTGCAAAGAGGAACCGGCGGTACCGATCGGGGCAATCCCGGAGGACGCGGTGGGGCCGCGCCGGAGGAAAGCCACCCCCGCCCAACTCCCGAGGAACGAAGGGAGGGATACCTGCACTCTTCAGGGCAGCCGCTTCGGGCCGAAGTACCTTGACCAACCCGTGAATGGTCGCTCGCTTACGCGAACCGCACCATTCAGGGATGGCCGAGGAAACTGCCGGGCCCGAAGTGGCCCAAGAGGGAAGCTCGAAGGGAATGGGACCGGACACCCGCTTCACGACAAAGTGGCCGGGATGGATCAAACTACGCACCGGAACGTAGTCAACCATCCTAACGGCCGAGAAGCGGGTGTAACCCGGAACCACAAACCCTTCTGGAAGCTTCCGACCCCTCTTGAGCCAACCGAAGAGGCTGTAGCGCGGCGCCGGCATAGACTCCTGGTCGAACCAGCACATCTGCTCGGTGAAGAGCAGAAGAGCCAGCGAAACCAGGTGTTTACCCACCGAAAGGCCGCTACCTACAGCGTGTACCCTCATCTCGTAGCCGGCATGAGCAGACGACGGCAGAACGCCGGCGAGGTCATCGCCGCACGTGGCAAACCGCATGAGGTCATTACTGACCTCGCGCGGCAAACCAGCGCGCGTGCAAGCCTCGCGGACGGAGGACTCACAAGCCCAGAGGTTGATGATGTTGAGGATAAACCACGACAGTGGCAACCCCATCAAACAACCCCGCTTGGAAGTGAAATCCCCCGTCTCCGACTGGACATGCATAGGCCCGAGAATCCTGGAACCGAGGAACCGAACGTCCTCGGGGAGCTGGGCGCCCTCACAGACCCCTTCCCAAGCCGCCTGAATGGCTTCAAAGGAGAAGCCATCCGTGGCCTTGGTCAAGTCGGCCGATACCAGAACAAGAGAACCGAGGGAGGTCGGGCACTGGATGGCGCGGTCGGAGAAGTCCTTAAAGACTTCCTCAAGACGACCGCCCTCCAGGCTAGCCCGAACCCTCGGATCATGCTCCAGCATCGGCCAGACCACGCTGCGCACGAGGTGTCCAACCTCAACTACGTCGACGGGAGACTTTGTCACAACGCGGGTTTTGAACCCGCGCTCCCGAACGACGGCTGTGGCGCAAGGAAGAGGACCTTGTCGCGAGCGGAACTTGCGGAGGGAAGTGTCCCGAATGATCCGGGCAACTCGGGCTCGCTCCTCGTCGGGGTTCTCGAGTACGTTGACCACGTACTCGACGGCCCCCCTCGGAGGAACTTGCCCAGAGGACTTGTAAGTCGCCCGGTTGGATTCCCCCACCGCCGTAAAACGGTGGGGGTCGCTGAACGTGGGAAACGGGTGGTAGTCGGTTACCTCGGAGGCAGGCTCCTCCATCCAGTCGTCAACCGCTTCCTTGAGGTTAATTCGCATTCCGCCGAGGCGGCGCGAATAATCCAAG